GGGCTTCCTTGGGCCACTAAGCCGGCATGGGTGGCGGCCACGTTGCAGATAGTTGGACGTGTGGCGTAGATCGCACAGCGATGGTCAGGGGTGAGGTGGATGCAGTGGCCGTCCCTGGTCGGGACGAGCCCGAAGTCCGCCGCGGCCCGACAACACGCCCCGCACTGGGAACAGGCAAAAGTCATCACGCTCCCTCCCTGGTAGTATACACCCTTACTTGCCCGAGAGACCTCGGGATAAGCCTCGGTTCTCTTCACCTGGCTCAGACGCCATAGCCGGGCTCCTCCCCCGTCTCTTCGAGCGGGGACCCGGGTATCTCGCCGGTCCGCACCGCTGACACCGTGCTCGGCGCCGTCGGGGCGCCGGACATCGCCCCCTTGAGGACAGTGAGCTCGGTGTCGGCACGCCGTTGCTGTGCCTGCATCTCCTCATCGTATTGCCACTGGCTCTCGGTCCCCACCCGTTTCGTCGTCGCCTCGAAGACGGCCTTCGCTTCGCCGGCCTGAATCTTCATCTGCGCGATGGCAAGCTGGGTTTCATTCTTCATGCGCTCCATGTCCATGCGCGCCTGGAGGTCGGCTTGCTCGCGCTGGGCATCCGCCATGAGTCGTTGCTGCTCGCGCGCGGTGACGGCCTGCTCCTTCACGGCATCCGTCTCAATCTCGCGCGTCTTCGCGTCCAGGGCTTGCGTGAGCTGCTGGAGCACTTCGCCTTGCTGCTGTAACTGCATCTGGAGTTGCTGGGCATCCGGCTGCCCGTCCTGCTCTTGCAACGGCGGGGGGAGCAGTTTCTTGACTCGCGCGGCCGCTTCGTTATGGCCGGGGAAGTCCCGAAACTTCAGATACAGGTCGCCGAGAATGGGAAACAGCGACGGGTTGGCCTGAAACAACTGCCCCATCTCGTCCGCGCCCTCCAGCGCACGGCTCTTAAAGGAGCGCCCCACGGTGACGACCACGCCGTAGCGGCCTTTCCGTAAGTCGTAATTCCAGGTCTCCGGGCTCGGCGGGCCACCCATCGGCGGTCCCATTGGCGGGCCACCCATTGGCGGGCCACCCATCGGCGGGCCACCCATCGGTGGACCCATCGGCGGGGTGCCCGGCCCCATTGGCGGGGGAGGCATCCCCGGAGGAAGCACGGGCGGTCCCGCCGAGGGAAAGGCGCCTGGTGGACCAGGCGGAGGGCCCATCTCGGGGCCGAGTGCCGGCATCCGGCGCGGGCGCTGCGTCTGTGGGTCGCGCATGAAGGGCGCGTTGAGCAGCACCGTTTGCGTCTCGTCTTCCTGGTCGAGAATGCGGGCCACCCGCCCCGGACGGTCGTAAATCTGCGGAATCAGGTCGAGAATGACCTTGGCCTCGTAGGTGAGCGAAATATCGGCCAAATTGTCCAGAAAATGCGAGCTGCCCTGCTCATATTGCTGCTGGAGGGCCAAGACCGACCGCCCACTCCGCGCGGTCTGGCTCTGCTGGCCCAACGCACTCTCAAACGCGCCCGTGCCTTGGTGGATAAACTCCCGCGCCTGTTGCAAGAGGACCATTGACGGCCCCAACCGACTCGTATCCACCTGGGTGCGCTGTGGCGGGGGGGCCGGCGTGCCGTTGAGACTCACATTCTTATAGCGGAGATAGGGGAAGTTGCGGACATTGGCGAGCTGAAACTCCTGCTCGTGGCCTTCTTCCTGCCCCTCGACCATCAGATAGGGCGCCTTGCTTTCCAGTGACGCCAATTCGACCGCCGAGGACGCGGAATAATTCAGCAGCCGCGCGGCGTCTTCATTGGGCTCGATAATCCCCACCCAGCGCCGCTGGGCCTCAAAGGGGATCAACTCCCGGCCAATGACGGGAATAATCGGAATGTAGCGGCCATTGAGGGTTTGCGCGGGGGCGAGCTCCTCCACCGCGTTGATCGTGGACCACCAGAGCGTGGGGACCTGCTCCTCAACCGCGCGCGCGCCCTCCCCCTCACGGACCGTGCGCCCCTCGGGAATCTCGTCGTCAAACGCATCGCTGCCGTCGTCGAGGAGCACCCGTCGCCGCGCGGCATATTCCAGGCGATAGTATTCCGCCACGCGCACCGCGCGTCCGGCCGAGTCCGCCTCCCCGGTCACCCACTCCGGAGTCTGCACACCCACGAGCGACAACTCGTCCTCGTCAAAGGCCGCCATCTGACTCTTGGGGTATTTGCGAATATAGGTGTCCCAGGGCATATCTTGGACGAGAAACGCCCACTGCCCGTCGCTGCCGTCCGGCTCCTGGGCAAACGGGTCCAACACGACACTGGCCTGCTGCAAAATGCGCTTGATGCTAATTTTCTGGTCAAACGGGCTGCCGGCATCCGGGTCCGGCTCGGTCAGGACCCGGTAATACCCCCGCCCGCACTTCACCGCGCGCTCAAACGCCCAGGTGCGGGCCAAACTTGCGCGGCTATCGACCTCAATCCGCCGATAGAGCCCTTGGATGACCTCCGCTGTCTCGTCGTCGGCCGCTTCGCTGATGGGGTGAATATGAATGCCGAGTTTCGCGGCGCGCTCGGCGTTGAGCGTGAGCTGAATCGGCTGGTCGAGGCTCGGAATCGACAACATCGGCCGCTGCGGGAGCGCCACGCCGCCGACAATTTGCGGTTTCCGCTGCTCCTTCACGTCATCAGGCCACGCCAGGGCGGGGACCTGAAATCGGAGCGCCGACACTTCCCGTCTCCGCTGCGCGTCGTCGGCGTCGGTCCCGACGCGAAAGCGGTCGAGGGCTTGCTCGATATCTGTCGCCATCTGCCTCCTCCTACATCCCCATCCAGCTCGCGTCCGAGGCCGCCACCGGGCGACTCACGTAGGGCGAGGCGGACCGCGGCGGTTGGTAGCGGACCGCGAGTCCGCGAAACGCATCCGCGCCGTGACTCGCCCAGTCATGCACCGGCCGGGCGGTAAACTCATTGAGGCGGCTATTATAGTCCCGACGGTAGTGGCCGAGGGCCTCCAGGCCCGCACGGGTCTTGACGGCGTCAAACCAGCACCGCCCGAGAAACAGGCGCGTGGCATGAATCCCCGCCTCCACCTCCTGCCCCTTCTCGCCATGTACCCGCGGGACGACCGCAAACCGTATCCCGAGACTCGCCGCGACATCGAGCCGGCTCTTGCCGCTCCCGAGCTCGCGCACCGCAATGTCGTGCGGCGCCCAATGCGTCCCATAGACATAGCCCTTGCGCTGCAACAGCGCCGCGTAGTGGGGCAAGCCTTCGCCGCTCGCCTCATAATAGTCAATCAGCCGCACTTCCCCGCTGCGGGTGCTTTGGCTAAACCACACCGCCGTGGCGTCCCCCACCCCGAGGTCCCAGTCCGTATCCACCGGGAGCACCGGGTCATAGGGAATGGACGCCACCCGCCCATCCTCCCGCGCGGTCGCCAATTCCGAGCCATACACACTGCCCTTGACACTCGCCTCAAAACTACACTCAAACTCCTGGGCATACTCGTCATCGGTCATCACCGACTTGGCCGACAACAGATACCCCGCGTCCAAGAGCCCCGTCTCACTCGCCTTGTACTCCCGGTAAAACCAGTCCGGATGCCCGTCCGCCTGCGCGTCTCGCGCGTGCTGGGCAATTTCGTAAAACTGGTTTTTGCCGTTGGGGGTGCCCAGAAACAGCGCCGAGCCGCCACGGTCTACCAGCGTCGGGCCGACCACCTCACTGAACGTCTTGGCGGGGTGCAGCCCATACTCGTCGAGAATCACCCGGTCCAGATACAAGCCGCGCAACGAATCCGGGTTGTCCGCCCCGTAAATCCGACTCTGACCACGATTGGGGAAGTCCGCGCGCAACTCACTCTGGTTAAACTCCACCCCCGGCACCGGCCTGGCGTAATGTTGCACATAATCCCAGGCCACCGCCTTCCCCTGCGTGTAGGTCGGGGCCAAATACGCGCTCCGCGGCCGGTCCCGCTCGCACTGTAACGCCGTCTGCTGCGCCAGGTTGACCCCCAGCACGGTTTTTCCAAACCGACGATGACACACGAGGACCCCAAACCGCTTCGCCCGCGCCAAGATGCCCACCTCCCGCTGCAACGGC